AAACTTCCCGTTCAGGTTTGGGTGCTGGAGATTTAATTACTCAAAACGATATGACCCGTGCAGTTAAGATGCTTCGCTCTGCGAACGCTGCTGGTGTTCAGCCGTTTAGTGGTGATTACTTCGCTGCCGTCATCCACCCTCAAGTTATGGCTGACTTAATGTCAACCACAGCTTCCGGCGGATGGATTGACGCTGGACGTTACACGTCAGTAGATGACATTCTAAAAGGCACAATGTCTTCCTTTAGAGGTGTTCGCTATTTGGAAAGCTCTTGGGTTAATTACTTTAACTCTACCGTAGCGGTCTTCCCGACAACTCTTGTTGGACAAGATTCGTTCGGTTGGGGCTTCTTCCAGCAACCTACTCCGATTATTGTGTCAACACCGGATGCTTACAACCCGCTTAACTTGTACACCTCTATTGGTGGCAAGGTTACTTTGGGTGTAACCAGGTTTGAAGACACTGTAACCACACAAAGAATTCAACGTATAGAATCGGCTATTTCTAATTAGCCCCTAGTTCTCCCGACTAGTTTTCTTCCCTGCGGCTGGTTTATCCAGCCTTGGGATAAGGAAATTAACCAACAGCAATGATACTATCTACAATACTCGCTTTTGCCAGAGCACAAGCACAAACAGATTCCAATGGTCTTACTAATGCCAATGGTATTATTTTTGCCAATGAAGCTTTACAGGATTTTCACCGCCGATTGGTTGCTAAAGGAGTGGACGCTTCCCAGCTTCAGGAATCGTATACTAACGGGACGGCTAATACAGGAACTTATTTGTACCCTACAGATATGATGTTTCTTAAAGCAATTGAACTTAACTATACCGACACACAAGCGAATAACTATCAAGTTGCTCACCAAGTAGATGTAGCTAATTTAGCTGGAAATTCTAGTTTTAGCTGGCTTCGGGGAAATGCAGACCGAAACTCACCTCAGTTTGACGACAGAGGCGATTGGTTTGAAATATTCCCGACACCTACTAGTGCTGACAATGTGTCCCAGCTTATTAGGATTTTTTATTACCTTAAACCTACCGAATACACTTCAGTTTCTGACACAGTAGCTTACCCTGAAAACCTAGACACCACTTTATTAGGTTGGAGAATAGCAGCGATGTACTACTACGCACTTAATAAGATTAACGAGGGTGATAAGTTTAACGCTAAATACGAGGAGAGGGTTCAACAATACATTAATACTTTGGCAAAAGGAGTCCAGCAACCTCTGCAGGCGACCCCTGTCCAAATTACCGGGTGGCAATTTTGAGCTATACAAACGTAGCAAAACCAGGAGCGCAGACTTATACCAATCTTAATGCAGCTAAACCTAGTTATGATGAGACTTCTATAAGTTTTGATGATTCAGGTGTTTATTATGACGGCGGAAATTCAAACCAATGGACTGACATAACTAAACCCTCAACAAGTTGGACTAATATAGCAAAACCTTAAATGGCATACCCCTCAACAATTGCATCTTTAACTAATCCGGCAGCTTCGGATAAATTAAATTCGCCTTCTCACTCCACGATAGAAACCAACCAAAATACAGAGATTACCGCTTTGGAGACTTTTGTAGGGACTACTTCTTCAGCAGTAGGGACTTTAATGTATGACGTACGAGCTACGGCTTCAAATGGCGGCGGGCACGTTCAGACTGCAAATAAGGGTGGGACTGGGCAGACTTCTTTTGCTAAAGGGGACTTATTAGTCGCTTCTTCAGCTTCGGTTTTAAGCAAATTAACCGTTGGTACTAATGCTTATGTTTTAACCGCTGATAGCAACGAATCTACCGGAGTAAAGTGGGCTTCAGGGAGCAATGCTGTTCCAGCCTGGGTAGATGAAGGAAGCGTAAGTTGGACAGCAGAAAGCACTAATAAAACTTTAACTTTTACAAATGCAGGAAAAGATTTGTACAATCTTATTTTAAAACTAAACCAAACCACCCGTTTAGATATGCAAATGAACAGTGTAGCCGGAACGGGGTATTCTTATACCAGCTTAGGGTCTACTGCAATTGCGCAATCGTCAGGGCAGGCAGCTTTTGTTGTTTCTATACCAAATACAATAATTGTCGGGCAAATGTTACTTACAGGAAAACATAATGCAGGAGTAAAAATGGTGCAAGCCGATATAGCTACAGACGGAAATGGTGAAAAAATAATCTATGGCGCACTTACGGGAGATTCTAATAATCTAGCAACTGTTACTTTTAATGTTTACAGTTCAGTAGTAACAGGGACAATTCATGCTTATTCACTTAACTTATCATGAAGACTCTTGTTATTGACAACTTTGGCGGACGACTTACCCGGTATAATGACGGGGATATTAACAGCGGATTAGTTAAATACACCACTTCTTTTGGTTCTGAACCTTTTGGAGACCCTGGTAATTTGACTTGGGCAGAAACAGCCACTCAAATAGACCCTTCTTATTCAGTAATTACGGATTTAATAATGGATGGTAAAGAGAGGGTTGAGTCAGGTATTTCATACGTTTATGCTATCGGACATACAGGACGAGTTTATAAAATTCAAGTAAATGACCCCGCTTCTTATAATCCTAATTATGATAATCCTGTTTTACTCACGACTCTGACTTCGGGAACGCCTACCTTCACCAGAGGGGCTTCAATTGATTTTTATGGTGCTACTGAACGAATTTATATTGGACACGACAAAGGGGTAACCAGAGTAGATTTTAACGGCTCTAACGAAACAGTTGTCGGGGTGGCGGGAAGTTGGACACAAACAGTCCCAAGGCCTTTAAAACAGTTTTTAGGCAATTTAGTAGTAGGAAACGGCTCTAATATAGCCATAATAGACTCAACAGCGACAGTAGCTTCTTACGCCAAGCTTTCTCCTGGTTTTCCGACTAATTCTCAAGTTAGGGATATGGATGTGTCTACTGACGGAAATTATATAGAAATTGTTGTATCTAATTTAGCTCTTCCTGATTTAACCGCAACAACTCAGGATACCACTCTGATTTCTAATTCTTCTTCTTTTATTTTCAGATGGAACGGTGTTGATGTCGGCTACACGTCGTTTGACACTTTCCCTTCGTTTTCTTTAAATGCTAACGCTACGTTTACAGGGAATCAATATACTTTTGGCTATGACTTAGCAGGGGCAGCTATCTTTAATCCGACCCAAAAGATACTTTCCCCTGTTTTGTCTCAAGCCCCTATCCCTAATGCTTTAGGTTCTAATGCCAATATAATTGGATGGGCGGCTACTGAGTTTTATAACGGTTTTTCAAGAATGGTTAGTTTTGTATACGGGTCTTTAGATAACGAAGTTACAACAGGTTGGTGGCGACAGTTTGCTCAATCCGCTCAAGGGACAGAGACAGACGTAGTAAGAGTCCCTTTTCAACTCTTAGTGTCTAATTTCCTTTTAGGGTCTGTTACTAACGGTTACGCGGGCGGAGTGGCAGGAACTGGGAAAGCTTATTTTTCTACCTTAGAGACATCCACAGCTCCTACGACTAAGTATAAGTTTTATAAATGGTTTCCTGTACCTACTACAACAGGAACAGCAATTTCAGGCGTGTACGAAACACAAAACGAATTATTTTCTAAAAAGGTTCAGATAAAGCAAGTAAGAATTTATGGTGAACCCTGGGTGGCTAACAACGAGTTTACAGTAGCCTTAATAGGTTCTAATGGAAGTGCTATAACGAATGGAAGCAAGACTTTTACTGCTGGAACAAACTTAACAATAGGAGACGACTTTGCTTGGTATGACCCGGCAATCGTCCCAACTTATACTGTAGGATTAAGGATTACAAATTCAGGTTCAGCAAATCATACAATTATGAAAGTGGAGATTGACTATGACGACGGAGGAAAATAAATTAGAAGATAAAGTCAAAGAAATTGTTAGTAAGGTTTTACCGATTTACTTGTCTTCCCACGCTTTTATAGACAGAAAGATAACCGACACTCCGACAGATAATTTACAAGTAGTCCCCCGTAAGTATGTGAATATGTACGGTTCAGTATCAGGAAGACCCCAGAACTCGGTTATAGGACAACAATATTTCGCAACAGATTTAGGTTATCCAATTTTTAGAAACACTAATAACGCCTGGGTTTCCCCCACAGGCTCAGTAGTAGGATAATATGCCAACACAAGCAGACTTAGATAAATATGGACTTTCTTTAGTCCACCAAACCGCAGCAACCAATGCCCAACCAACTGGGTCTTATTACCTTACAGATACAGGACAGTATTCGGGTGGGAGGGCAAAACAATATGCTATTAGCGATTTAAGCCAATTCTCAGGTATTACGGCTAGGGAGTTAGACCCCAGCCAAACAGCAGGACAGGTTTCCGGTGCTTCGCAGACTGAAATGGACTTTGATTGGAGTAAATTATTCCCTACTTTAGAAGGGAATTATGCCAATTCTCAACTTGTTAATCAACAAAAGGCTTTTGCTACTGCCAATGCTGACAATCCCAACTCTTCAGCGGCAATGACTACCGCAGGACTGAATAACGCTACTGCCCCTATGGGAACTGTATCTAACGCCGCTCCTGGCACTTCTCAAGTAGGAGCTGTGTTGGCTAACGGACAAGCCCCTGGCGGTTTACAAATGCCTTCTGGCATAGCCGCAGGTTCAGTATTTGACCCTATAAGCGGAAAGCAAGTCTCGCCCCAAGAAGCGGCTTTTAATGCCACCCAAGCAAGTGGAAAAACTGCCCCCCAAACTTCAAGCGAAGCTAGTGGACAAGTTCAAACAGCCATAGACGGGGCTACTCCTTCAATAACCCCGCCCCCACCAACTACCCCTAATGTTGATAATTTCTTTGCGACAAATCAAACTCTACAACAACAAACACAAGAATTGATGGACTTTTTAAGTCCACCTGAACAAACAAAAAGGTTTGCTGAAGAAGCTGCTAAAATTAAAGCTGATAAAGATGTTTTAGCTGGTTTGAATTTGCAAGATATGAATATTGAAAGAATAAAATCTGGTACAGCAGATGATATTCGGTCTGAAATAACAAAAACAGGAGGGTTTGCAACTGAAAGTCAAATCATGGGACTTACAGTAGCCCGCAATAACACGCTTATTAAAGACCAAAATTTATTACGTCAAAAAATAAATACGCAACAAAATTTAATAAATAATGAAGTTAGTTTGCTTCAAGAAGAGAAGCAAATGGCTGCCCAACAATTTAATCAACGCTCTCAGATTTATCAATTAGTGCAACAAAATCAAAGAGACATACAAAATGCGGCAAGAGATTCTGTTAAAACTTTGATGAATACACCTGGGGGTTTGGCGGCTTATATGAATGACCCTAGACAAGCTGCTTACGCTGACCAAATAATGGGTTTTGCTCCCGGGACTGTAACTTCTTTAGCTTATCAACAGCAAGGTGAGATTCAAAGGCAACAAAAAGTTGCTGAATTAGAAATGTTGCTTAAAAGTACCCAATTAAGAAAAACAGAGGCAGAAATTGCGCAAATGCCATTAGAGAATGAGTACAAAAAAGCACAAATAAATCAAGTTAAAGCACAAACAGCTAATATTTATAATGAAATAAAAAATAGAGACATTGCTAATATTGTACAAGTAGACCAAGCAGGTAAGGTAGTGCCTAAACCAGTTGATGCAATGAAAATTAATAAGGAAATGTATTCTAGTGATGCTTATAAAGCACTTACTAAAGCTAAAGACTCTTTGCAATTCTTAAAAGGATTTGAAGAAACGTTTAAAAAGACAGGTTCTACTTCTGCTGTGTTTAGCCCACGCCAAAATGCAGACTTAAAAGCTAAATATAATACCGCCATACTTAATTTAAAAGAGTTTTTTAATTTAGGAGTTTTAAATGGCCCAGATGAGAAAATTTTAAGAGGCGTACTCCCTGACCCTACTAACACCAGTGCCACTTTGCAAGGGCTATCTTTTGGAATTTACAATCCTTCTAAAGGGACAGAGGCTGGAATTAAAAATATGAAAAAGATGATTGAAACTACTATTGATGACAGATACAAAACATTAGCTTCTCAATATGGAGGATATTCTTCCCAAAGTGTAAGTGGAATAGGTGATTTAAATAGAACCTATATAGAACAGAAATCTATTCTAAACCCTAATATTTCCAAGATGCTTCAAGATAATCCCGAATTAACTTATGACGATATCATTCAAATAATTGCACAATAATGCTTACTCCTGAACAAATAGCTAAATACAGAGAAACATACCTTATTAAACCTATTGGTGAAGAACCAAAACAAGGTACTTTTGATGAAGTTAGGTCAAGAGTATCAGAAGCAGGTTCTAAAATTTCTGACATATACGCAGGACAAGGAGAGTATGCAGACCAATCTATTGCCAGAAAAGCTACTGGAATGGTAGGAGCTGGATTTTCAACTATTTTAGGTACAGCTAAAGACCTTTTGCCTCAAGGAGCAGAAAATGTTTTAGATAAGACTGGCGAAGGAATAAGTAAGGGAATGAATTGGGTTGGGGGTAAATTAGCAGACACTTCGCTATTTAAAGACCCTAATATAGGCACACCGAATTATCCTGACCCTTATGCCAAGATAGAAGATAAACTAGGGACTGTGGCTAATTTAGGAGGTATAGCAGGCGATATTCTAGCTGTCGGTGGTGGGGCTAAAACGCTACAGACAGGAGTGGATAAAACTCTTCAAGCTGTGAAACCTGTTGCAAATGCTACCGGGCGTGTTTTAAAAAGTGCAGGGGAATCTTCTTATGGGACTACTGTAATTCCTGAAGAAAGTACCAGAGGTTTAATGCAGTCTTATCAGGCTAGCCAAGGGTCTTTATTTAACCGAGTAAAAAATCTTATCAAGGGAGATAACCAAGGCGCACCTATTACTGAAGCTAACACTGCAGCAAGAAAAGGGCTTATGGGGACAGAATGGAAATTGGGTGTTCAAGCTAAACAAGTAGCAGGGGAGTTGTGGGACAAAACTATCAAACCTGCCTTAGAATCTTCAAAGGCTAAAGTTAACATGAAATCTTTTTTTACTGAATTAGAAAGAGATATTAGAAAGACAGCAGATTTAGCAAGAAGAGCTGATTTACTTGAAGGGTTAAGTGCTTTAAAAGAATCTTACAAAAAAGTAGGCAATATTAATTTACCTAAATTACAAGCCTATAAAGAAGGCTGGGCTGAATTTGTACCAGAAGCTACTTATAAAGGAAAGCCAATAGCTTCTTCTTTAAAAGCTGTTAAAGATTTAGCTGCTGAAAAAGCTAGGGGAATTATTTATAAAAATGGTGGTGAAGGAATTCAACAAGCTTATATAGATTATGGAAATTTAAAAAGTATAATGAAAGCTGGGATTAAATCGGTTAGCGACCCCGCTAAAAAAGGCATATCCAGTAATGTTTGGCATTTCTTAATGGATAAAGCGGTTACTCCAGTTGCAACAGTTTCTGGTAATATTTTATATAAAACAGGCGAAGGTTTAGAGTTTATAGGGAAATCTGGTGCTAAAAAAGTACAAGATATTATAGGAGCTGACATAACTCCAGCGGCAGTTTTAAAAGCAGAACAATCCTTTAAATCTTCTGCTTCAGAATATATAAAAAATCCTCCCGTAGGTCTTTCAATTAAAGATGTGGGGAAATCAACTCAAATAGCTGAAACTTTTCAACGGTTAAAATTACAAAGAAAAAAACTGCTGGAACAAGGATTGAGTGAAAACTCCCCAGCAGTTAAAAATATTGATAAAACATTAGCGGACTTAACTAAATAGAATCAAAGAAATGCATTATAAATGCAAATCCGAACACGACTAATAAAATTGTAAGAATAATACCCATATATGGACAATACCATAAATCCACAAGAAAGTCAACTAACCCCTGATAATATATCAGAGAATTTAGCTTTTAGTACTAGAGCTATGGAACAACATCTACCCCAAGCCCCCCAGGAAGCCACCCAAACGCAAGAAACTGCCCCACAAGAGGCGGAAAACCCAGAAGAGGAGAAACAACCCACAGAAGAAAAAGACCCCATGAAAGACATGGAACTTATGTTTACCACCAAACTAGACGAGATACGAAAAGAGTTAAAGGAAGACAATCAAAGAGAAATTGACGAATTAAAAGCAACTATTCAAGAAGCATTAAGTGAAGAAGATGAACAAGACGAAACTTCAAAAGATTCTTAAAAGTTTAACACCAGATGAAACTAAAGTAGATTTCTCGTCTTTTGATAATGAAATAAACAAACTTAAAGAATCTTTAAAAGAAAAAATTACTGTTAAAACTTTAGAAGACGTAAATATTCAATTAACTAAATTCAGCAGACGGATAAACTTTGAACCTGTCTTAACTGCTTTTGATGAACTAAAAACAAATATTACAGATAAAAATAGCCAGCTTTTATCTGCACTAGATGAGAAACTTGTCCAATTAGGTGAGGTTATTAAACAAAGCAATGAACAAGCTAACCAAAGCGACCAAAGTTTAAAGGCGGAAATTGATACCTTGCTAAATGAGGTTTCGGTTCTCTCGGCTCGCAAAGTAGAAATCCCTGACTTTGGTAAACAGATTAAAGATACTGAAACTAAATTATTAAGTGTCATAGATACAGCAAAAATTTTAGATACCCTTCAAGACGAGAAAGAGAAAGAAGTAGTTCAAACTCAGTTTGTAGAAGTTGAAAAGAAAATTAAAGAAGTTAAGTCGCTTTTCCAACAAGTAGGAAGAGGCGGTAGCATGAATCGCAATATTGCTATTGGCGGCAATACTTCGGTTTTGTCCAGGTATACAGATATAAATTTAAAAGCAGGTTCTAATGTAACGATAACTTATACTAACAACAACACTACCAAATACACAGATATTACGATTGCTTCAAGTGGGGGTGGGGGGAGTGTAGGTGGAACAGTTAGGCAAATTCAAACTCTTACCGTTAGTTCTCAAATAGGAACTTTAACAGGTACAGACCAAGTTTACTTAGTCAATGGAGGATTACAGATAACTCTTCCGACTGCGGTTTCGGATACTAACCTTTATACGATTAAAAATGTAGGCAGTTCTTCTGTTTTGATTAATACAGTTTCAGCTCAAACAATAGATACTCAATCCACAATAATTATGCCTATACAATTTACTTCAGTAGATATAGTCAGTGATAATTCTAATTGGAACATAACCTAATATGGCATACATACCAGAAACAAATAGTGTAGTTGCTTTCCAAAGCGACCCAACAAAACTTTTAACCCATTCTTCAGTATCTGGTACTGTTAATATTGGTACTCAATCAGGGTCTGTGGTTGCTTTTCCTACTGGAAACCAATCTGTTAGTGGAACAGTTTTAGTTAATAATGGTTCGGTAGCAGCGTGGCTTAATAGTTCAAACGCTTCTGTAATTACTGTCGGCTCTCCAGTAGCAAATCAGTCTGTGTCAGGTTCTGTAGGGATAGTTGGGACTCCTAGCATATCTGGTGATGTTAGAATTATTGGTTCTGTGAATACAGTTATTATAGGCGGTTCAATAGCGGCAACATTTACTCCGCCTGCTAATCAAAGCGTTTCGGGAACAGTTCAAGTTTCTGGTAACCCAAGTATAAGCGGTACTGTGCAAGTGGGAAATTTCCCAACCAATCAGAACGTCTCTGGGTCGGTTGTTGCGTTTATAAATGGTACTGTCCCTGTTAATACCGCAGGGAGTGTCGTTGCCTTTCAAGGCACTAGCCCTTGGGCAGTAGACACAAACAATCGGAGTGTCATTACTTTGATTCAAGGTTCTGTGGCAGTTTCGGTTACTCCAGCGGCTAACCAAAGTGTTAGCGGTACTGTGCAGACAGATGTCCAAGGGTCTGTTGCTGTTGTTGTTATCGGCGGTTCTATTGCTACTGCAACAACAAATTCTTCAGTAATGCTTTTAAACAGTGCTAATGTAATAGGTTCTGTTACCGCATTACAAGGAACGCCAGAATGGACAGTAAAAAGTTCTCTCACAGGGGGAATTTTCCCGATATCTGGTTCAGTAGCAGTAGGCAACTTTCCAACAAACCAAAATGTATCTGGGTCGGTTGTAGCTTTTATATCAGGAACAGTGCCAGTAAATACAGCTGGCTCAGTAGTTGCATTTCAAGGGACTTCCCCTTGGGTTGTTAATTTCCAAAACTCGTCAATTATTACTCAAGTAGGCACGAGGACTACGTCTTTGGTTTCAACTGTCCCTTCAAGCGTAATAGTGGGTGCTTCAATATTCGGACAACTACCTGCAGGAACAGCGGTATTAGGTTCAGTGGCTACTTTACAAGGAACAAACCCTTGGATAACGACTTTTTCTAACTCCTCCATTCTCGCAGTTCCAGTTGGTTCTACAATTACTGTTTCTACCGGTTCAATAATTACAGTAGAAAAAAGCTCCTCTATTCTCTCAGTCCCTGTAGGTTCTACAATAGTTATTGTTCAGGGTTCAGTTGCAACTACTGGTGGGACGTTTAACGCTTCCATACAAGGTACAGTCCCAGTTACTGGGCCATTCGCAGAAGATTCTGCCCATACCACAGGAGATTATGGTTTCCCTACTTGGGGGGTAAGAAACGATAACACCGCTTCGTTTGTTTCAGCTAACCTTGATTATGCTCCTATCGGAGTAGACTCAGCAGGTAGAAATTTAATAAAACCTTTTGCTGCTGAAGAATCAAGGATTGAGGGATATCATTCAGTAGTTTCTACTTCCGTAACTACTTTAGTGGCAGCGGCTGGAGCAGGGATAAGAAATTATATTACAGACATTATTTTAGCTAACACGGGTGCGACAACAACTCTTGTAACATTTAGGTCAGGTGGCGGAACTTCAGTTCTTGGGTATGGAATAGCACCCACGGGTGGAGGTTCTAATATGATTGGTTTTCAAACTCCTTTAAGAACGTTAGCGAATGAAACTTTTGACTTTCAAGCCACGACATCTACTTCGGTTCTTTATGCAACAGTAAAAGGATTTAAAGCCCCGTGATATGGCTATAACTATCGTAGCTTCAGTTTTTACTTCGGCTGCTAGTGGGGCGAATGTTACGCTTCCGATTGATGGTGCGGCGGCGAATGACATTGTAGTAGCTTGGGGTGGTTTTGCAGGAGGAACAGCGACTGCGCCTGGGGTTATTTCCCCTTCTGGTTATACGAGTATCTTTTCTAGGGATGATGCTAATAATGACTTCAAGGTTGAATGGAAAAGAATGGGTGCAAGCCCAGACCCGTCTGTCCTGCTTGCAGGTTCAGGTGATGCCGCTGACCCGAATGCGTATGGAGTTTATGTTTTAAGAGGTATTACGAATCTTACTAGTATTCTTAGTACAGCAGTCCTTTCTACCGTCGCTACTGGTGTTCCTCAGTCTCCTTCAATCATTACGGTTAATAACGGAGACATAATTCTAGCAGTAGGTGGTAATGATGTAAATGATGGTTCTCCTGGGACGGTTACAAATTTTTCAGCCAACATAGGAGGAGGGTCTAATGATACAGACGACTTCTCAGCCGCAGGGGCAGCTTCCGTAATAGCAACAGCAGGAACGATAACTCCTACGGCGTGGACGACTTGGGCTTCGAGTAATTATGTAACAGCCACAATAGCGTTAATTCCTGCCACTACACCTACTGTAACAACTTCAGTAGTTAGCAATATATCATCTACCACAGCGATTGGCGGGGGCAATATATCTACTGATGGCGGTTCGCCAATACTTCAAAGAGGTGTCGCTTGGCATACGTCCACTAACCCAACAACAGCTAACAGTTTTGCAAACACTCCAGGAACAACAGGTTTCTTTCAGTCAAGTATTACAGGACTCAGCCCTAGTACACATTATTACACAAGAGCTTTTGGATTCAATGCTATTGGTTCAGTTTACGGTTCAAATGAAGAATTTGATTCCTCTGCAGGTGCTTCCTCTCCTCCTACTGTCGTTTCAAATACTCAAACAGATGGGCAAAATACTTATGTGGTAGCCAATGGGAATGTAACTAGCGATGGAGGTGCAACCATAACTGAAAGAGGAATAGTTTGGGCGACTACTATAAACCCCACAACTTCAAACAATAAAATAGTAGTAAGCGGAACAACAGGAGCATACACAGCTTTAATAACTAATTTGTTAGTAAGTACAACTTATCATTATCGGGCTTATGCAATTAATAGCCAGGGAACTAGTTATGGGACAGATATTTCTTGGGCTACTAACGCACTAGCTACGGGACACTTTGTCCCAGCTAATTAAATATATGTGGACATCAACTATTGAGAGTAAAAATTATAATAAAGGAGTCTTGATTTTAAATGTGGTTTTTTCAAATGGTAATGAAATGTTTAATGAATCTTTTGACATGACCGGAGGAAGTCTAGATATCGTCAATGAAAGAATTAAAGCCCGTTTGGGAGGATTGCAAGCTAGTGAGAATTTGGATATTCAAATTCCTTTAGGAGCTTTTACCCCTACTTCTAATCCAGCGACTACTCAAGAAGCTTTTATGGCAGCTTTAAGGCGGGTTCGTTCATGCCAAAGGGCAATTCAATTAGGTTTAATGACTGATAAAGACCAAATTTATATAGATGCTCTTGCGTCTTTACAAGCTAGTTTTGATTTATCATTTATTGATTTAATTTAATGCCAATTGCTTTTGATGCACAAGCACAAGCAGGGAATAATGACGGTTCGTCAATTTTGACCTATGCCCATACGTGTACTGGGTCAAGTTTAGTTTTGTTTGCGGAAGTAGCCACTAATTTTCCTCAAAATTCGGTAATGAGTGTTACTTATGCTGGTAATACAATGAGTAGTGTTAATGCTAAGGTTTCAACAGCCACTACTAATATAGAATTGTTTAGTTTATTAAACCCACCAACAGGTGCAAATAATATAGTTATAAGAACAAGTGATGCGGGGGCAAATGCTAAGTACGCAGTTTCAACTTCTTATTCAGGAGTTAATAATATAAACGCAGTTTCAAGTATTAGGACGGCTTCCAGTTCAATTCTGAGTCAATCTATAACAACAGTAACAGATAATTCTTGGATAGTTTGGGCTTGGGGTACTTTTCCACGTCAAAGCGACGGAGCAAACACAACCTTTAGGGCTTCTGACCCTAATTTTGGGGGAGCTATCTCAGATACAGGAGGAGCTATCACTCCCGCAGGAAGCACAACAATGACCACTTACTTAGTTGGTAATTCGGTTTCTGTAGGGATACAAGCTGCCATAGCCCCTTTATCCACAACAAAGAACTTACCATTATTAGGAATAGGAACTTGAAAAACTACACTTTAAAAGCTGAAGCAATAAGTAAGACGGAAAACGGGTATACCCACGTTCTTAAATATGTAGATAAAAAAGGGAATAACTTATTAAAAAGTGAACTTATCACTTTGGAAAGGTATTTAGAACTTTACGATAAGTTCGGAATGACAACCGCTTATGTCTACTGAAAATAGTGAGGAATTAATAAGCCTCTTAAGAAAAACTATTGACAAAGATGACGAGAGTAAAATGAACGCTGTGGTGGCACGTATACCCCTTCTTTGTAAAAGTGTTTTAGATTTACACGAAGGACAGCTAGAAATTAAAGAAGCCGTTAAAGAGGTGTCAACCGCAGTTAAAAATATAGCTATCTCAATGTCCCAAATGCAGAACACCAAAGACGCTGACGTTAAATATGTAGGGAAAGACGGTAAGTATTCGGTCGTTGAAAATTTAGTCTTTGGAATGGCAGGGATTATTTTAACCGCTGTAATAACCGCTTTAGTTTATTTGGTAATAAATAAATAATATGAAAAATCTTGGAGTTATAATTGAAACTAAACCTACTGACTTTTTTGCTGGAGCGTTGCCTTATGAAGTAATTAACCCTACAGGTGAGTGGAGGAATTTCACTCCGCCTGGAGAGAACCAGTTTTCCAACCATGCTGATAGTATGGCGTGTGTCACCTTTTCTGCACTCAATGTACTTGAAACGCAGTACAAGTTTCTGACAGGACAAAAGATTAACTTTAGCGACCGATTTATAGCCAAACTTTCGGGGACGACACCGCAAGGCAATTCTATTCAAAAAGTCCTAGATACTATAAGAAAGTATGGGTTGGTTTTGGAAGCAGATTATCCTACACCAGCCTCTTTTACCTGGGACGAGTATTATGCCGACATACCCCCAGAAGTCCTCGCTAAAGCCCAAAAATTTGATATTAGCTATGAATTTGGAAGCACCGACTACCTAAAAGACCTTAAACAAGCCCCTTTACAGATGGTTATTGAAAAAACCAACCCCTACCACGCAGTTGAGATGATTAACCTTACGGAAGAATTTGACTCTTACGTTCCGTATGTAAAACCCCAAAAGAGTATCCACACGGTGTGTAAAATTATTTTGAAAGGAGTTTCAATGTCTAATACACAATTTGTCCACAAGCAAGGGACAGCAGAGTATGGTTTCTATATTCCGGCTACTAACGAGGAAGCCATTAAAGATAAGGCTCTAAACTTCGGAATAGATATTTTAGACAACACAGGGAATATTGACTACACAAAACCTAAAGAAGTTTCAGGTTTATAAGTAAACGCTGGAAAACGCCGGAGGGAGGCACTACAAGCGTTTAGAGGATAAATGCGAAATTTTTAAAGGGCTTATTACTTTTGGGGTTAGGCATTAGCTTAATGGCTTTCCCGAAGAAAGTGGTGAGTCTACAACCAGTAGAAACAATAGAATATCTTACAAATGAAACAAGCGAACAACAATACTACTCCTGGAGACTTACGGAAAAAGCTAAACGCCTGGTCGGCACGAAACAAGGCCAATGTACTGTGGCCGTTAGAAACTTCCTCGGACTGGGAAGCGACCAAATCAAGGGTTTGGCGAAGAATAATGAAAGCAATTCGGACACACCCGAAGTCGGAGCAGTAATAATAACAAATGAGAGTAAGTGGGGACATGTTGGAGTGGTGCTTTCCTTTACGGACACCGAAGTAATAATTTACGAGTCCAACGTACCACTAGGCTCTGAGAGAGCAGGAATAAGAACTTTACAATTAAATGACGATAGGATAATAGGATATATATGGATTTTAAATTTTTAAAGAGTATGCGTTTTTACAAACTTCTTGCGACGGCGATTGTCCAGTTCCTTTACACTCAAGGCATTGTGAGCAAAGAAGTTTCGGATGGAGTTACCTTAGTTCTTCTTGGCAGTGTGTTTGTCCGCACAGCAGACCGCTTTAGCGAGAACCTTAAACCTTAGCAATCAGCTTTCCTTTACGCACGGCAGATGACTGGGTAACCTTTCGTGCGACAGGACAGCGATTGTAGACAGATAACCCCTCCAAAAGCCCGCACATAAACTAGGTGCTTCTTTGGAGGGTAATTTGTTTAGGAGGACAAAATGTGTACCGCAGTTCATTGGAACGACTGTTTGTTTTGCAAGAAACGAACCAAGTGGGTAACCCTTGGGGACTTATTCACCTGTTGTTTAGACTGCCTTTTACAGGCGATTGGAGAGATGGAAAAGGATGTAACTGATGACTGAGAAAACGAAACTACGCTGTGCGTTCTGCAACACCGAAAACGGCGACCCTCTAGTGGAGGTGGACGGCAAGATGTACCACAAGTACCACAAGCCAAAAGAGCAACCGCAACAACAACTGGTTTTCCGCTTCACCGAGAACGGAAGAAAAAAGGTAATGGTAAACTAGGGGGTGATTTACAATCCAGGCAGCAGGAATTGCCTAGACCTGCAACGCTTGCCAGTAGCGTTATACTGGCATTTTCTTGCCCTGTGGATATCTGAGTTGAAAAAACAATTTTTATGTGCTATACTTGATTTAACTGAATACAACCGAACTCTGATTGAGGCAGAGTATTTAAGTCCGTTAGTTAAAGGTTTGGTGCCTCAATCACCTTACCCTTAATTAGCGGATTTTAGTTTCTCAGCCAGCGATTCATAGTTCTTCTGCTTAGTGAAGACTACAGACGGGGAGCCGACTACCCTTCCTCTAACAAGAGGCTCACAATGCGGTCAATCATAATTATGATTGAGGGAGCAGTATAATGCCCATTATGTAGCCCATTATGATATGCCTAAGAAAACAAAGAAGTTTGAAGCTTATCCTCCGCACAAGATTACGGTTTCCGATGAAGTCTGGGAACAGTTTAAAAACGCCAAATTAAAAAGCAACCTAACTTGGACTAACTTTATTAAACAACTAATTGAAAGGTTAAAGAAATGAAGAAACACCCAAGCCCAGATATTTTTATTACATACATTCAAAGAGTGGTGGCGGACAGGCTTGTTAAGGTTCAGGTAAAAGATTTTATTGGTGAAAGTCCTGAGGTTGCTGTTGACGTTTTGGGTTATAAAGCTATGGTGAGATTGCCAAGTTCGGATTTAATTAAGTCTATGGGTGGAAAAAGAACGCCTTTAAATTTACTAGATTACAACATTGCAAGTAATATTGTTGAGGCATTGGTTGATGTTATAGAAAATAGTTATTTAAAAAAACATAAAAAGCGTAAGATTTAAAGACCTACTAAAAGCTAAACATGATTTTAAGCGAAATGATAAATAAGACGACTTATAATGCAAATTTATGAAAAAATTACAAAGTACGGATTATTTATAGCTAAGGAGATGTCTAAAAGTTTGGCAAAAGCACTTATTAAGAAAAATCATTATTCAAAAACTTGGTATCATACTTTTGGGAAAATAAATTATGGCTTATATGTTGATAATAAACTTTTGGGAGTAGCTAGTTTTGGAAGTCTAAAAGTCCCTAAATCATTTAATAAACTTTCTGAAGACATTACTAAAGACCAGATACTTGAATTAAACAGATTATGGATTGACGACTGTTTAGGGAAAAATAGCGAGAGTGCTTTTATTGCTCTTTGCTTAAAAAGTATAAAAGCTAACTATGATATTAAAATAATACAATCTTTTGCAGATGGGAGATTGGGTTGTGGTACGATTTATAAAGCATCTAACTTTAAATACTATGGCTATCATGAAACGGAATTTTTTGAAGATACTAAAACTGGAAAAGTTTATCACGAACAAATATTTCACAATTCTACTCGTCCATTAGTAATAACAAATAACCTATTAATGATAAATGGGCAATTTAAGAAATTTAGCACAAAAACATACCGATATATTTACTTACTAGATAAAAAATGCAAGATTAGATTGCGGGAATTACCTTACCCAATTTATGAAAAAGGACTGACTGAGATTGATTGGAAACAAGATACTGCAAAAAATCTTCATTATATTGAAAATGCAATTAAATATATGTTTTATAAATTAGGTAAATCTTATTTTGAAGTAGAATACAATAATAGGAAATATTATTATAGTAAATTAACTTATGAAGCTGGTATTAAATTAGTTGACCATATTAAAAAAATTGATAATTCTTTACAAACTTTATTTTAATTTCTAACAGATAACTAAAAGACTATGAACCAAACAACTACAACAAACTTAAATACTCCCATAGTAACAATGGAAGATTTAAAAAAAGCGGCTACTTTTATTCATAAAATGGAAGAAAAAGCGTTGCCTAAAGGATTGAGCTGGTTTACTAAACTAATGGCTAAATTTGGCTGGCATAGAAAATACGAAGTCTTGTTTTTTGATAAAAGTAAACTTACTAATTTTTGGGAAGCACCCCATTTCTAAGCAGATAACTAAAAGACTATGAAACTACTAGAACGAAAATTTTACAGAAAGTCAGATGACGATAGTTTGCCTGATATTGAAGTTCCAGAATTACAAGACGCTGATTATATGATTGTTAAACAGCTAATGACAAAGGCAGAAGTAGAAAAAGAATACCCCCTTTTGAAAACTAACTTCTAGTAATTACCAATATGAGGGGCTGTGGATACTAATAATGATAAATGAGGGGTTATCCACAATCGTACACTTGACAGATGTTTTTAATAGGAGTACAATACAATTATGCTAAGAAAAGAAGAAGTTATAAAAGAATATGAAAAGGTAAAGCAGGTACACCCCAGTTATGGCGAGATTGCGAAAATACTGGGCGTGAGCAAGAGTTATGTCTACCAGGTGATACAAACCTACTTACGGGAAAAAGAAGCGCCACAGGGCAAAATTTAAGCTTAAATCTACCCTCAGCCGACAGACTTGGGGTACGAATATAGCCAGGGGGCTTAAAAGCAAATCCTACAAATAACTTGAAGATTGTGCTAATAGCCCCCAAATTAAACAAAAAGGTGCGTAATAGCTTGCCAAAATAGCAAGCCGAAAGGAAAAATATGTTTGTAATAAGATGGTGTCTAAATAAGTTATGGAGAATAAAGTACCAATTACTTTTTCTTCTAATGACAGCGGTGATAGTTAAACTCTTTATTTCTAACTACACGCTACAAACCCCGGTAGTAAGCCGACACGCAGAAAGCTACCTGAGCGTGTGGAATAGCAGAGTCCAATGTTTAATGGACTTAGACAGTTTAAAAGAAGCTAGAACATTAAGTAATAATGATATTCAATAATATGAACGAAACAATCAAAAAATATAACCACGAATTAGTCCAAAAACTGGTAGACAAAGCTAGTTTTGAGAATGAATATATGGAAGAAGTAAAAGAATTTGACTTATTCAAATATCTTTATGAGGAGGCAAAATGAGCCACAAAATCAATGATATTTGGAACGAAAATTTAGAAGAACTAAGAGAAGAAGCTGAAAAGCCAACTGTTGTAGAACTAATAAAAATGCTTGACCTGATTAGATGGTGGTACTCTAAGAACTGGATAAGCGAGGATGAGTATTTAAGATTATATAATTTATATTGGTAATATGAACAAACTAACTAACGAACAATGGGAACAGTTAACCCGTGAAGAAAAGAGGGAGGCGTTAATTGAACACCGAGAACCAGCTAGTATTTATAAGAAGCAAGTTTACGTTCCTAGAACATTAAGCGAAGAAAAAATATGACATTTCTACCACCAGATTATAAGATACCAAAAAGCCCAAGCGATTATATGCGATTTGAAGACGGGCTTAATAGAATTAGAATTTTAAGCTCTGCGATAGTTGGGTTTGAGTATTTTACTAAAGAGAATAAACCCGTAAGACAAAAAGAAGCTTTTGAAGAAATACCAAGCGACTTAAAAGTTGGTGGTAAGATAAAACCTTTTTGGGCATTTGTTGTTTGGAATTATCAAGAAAACCGAATACAGATACTTGAACTTACACAGAAAACTATAATGACTTCTATCCAAGCTTTAGTAGGAAACCCAAAATGGGGCGACCCCAAAGGTTATGATATTGCGATTACTAAGACCGGCAAAGATTTAGATACCGAATATTCAACGCAAGGTGAACCTCCGATAGAAGAACCAAGTGCAGAAATTAAAGTTGCCTTTACAGAAAAGTATATAAACTTAGAGGCACTCTATTTGGGTTTAGACCCTTTTAAGAAAGGTTAATATGGGAGATATGGCAGACGACTTATTAGACCAAATATTTAGAGAAGAACACCCTATCCTTTGGCCTGATGAGGTAGACCCTACTATGGAAGAACAGGAAGAAATACAGAAAAAAATTGAAGCCTTTGAAAAGATTAACGAAGATGTTAAAAACGGAATTACACCTTTCTAGCCCCGACTGAGTGTCGGAGGTTTCCCCTCCAGCTTGACTGGAGAACAATACGACTGGGCTTTCCAAAGCTCGGAAGAAAAGACTCCTAACCCCATTGTGCGTTGCTGGCATTTAGCCAGGATATATTCCTTCGGGAGTATGCCTTGACGCTCTGCGTAATGGGGCTTGGGGGGAAATCAAGTTAATTAATTAACAAAAAAACAATGAATTATATGAAAGAAACAGGAGATGTAAATGTCTCCAAAATAGTGTGGCATAGTGTGATAGCGTTGGTTAGTGTGATTATCATCTGGGGTACTTTTGGCACAGTAGGTGCAGGTGAAAGAGGTGTTAAGCTTAGATTTGGTGCTGTAGTAGGGGTTTTAGACCAAGGGTTGTATTTTAAACTGCCTTTTGTAGAAAAGGTTAAAAAAATGGACGTTAAAACTCGTACAATAAATTACGATAAAAACGGTTTTGAAGGTGATAGTGCTGAGACCTCTCAATTGTTTGGTGCCTCTAAAGACTTACAAGACGTTCAAATTGGGGTTGTAGTTACTTACCACATTAGCCCGGAAAAAGTTAATGACATTTACTCTTCTTACAGTTCGGTAGATAATTATGAATCTAATGTTATTGAGCCAATAGTAAGGGAAGTGGTTAAATCTACTTCTGCACAGTTCACAGCAGAAGAATTGGTTACTAAGAGGTTAGAGTATTCTGATAAAGTGAACATTCTTTTAACCGAACGATTTGCTGACAAGAACTCGGTTTTAGAAAGATTTTCAGTTACCAATTTTGAATTTTCCAAAGAATTTAGTAAAGCGATTGAGTCTAAAGTAACGGCAACACAGAACGCAGAAGCCGCTAAAAATAAATTGGAACAGATTAAATTTGAAGCGCAACAGACGATTGAAACAGCAAAAGCAACCGCTGAAGCGCAGAGGATTCAATCCCAAAGTTTGGCAGCGCAAGGTGGTTCGGATTATGTTCAGCTTAAGGCTATTGAAAAATGGAATGGAGTTCTACCCGCTTCTATTGTACCTGGTAGTGCAGTACCATTTATTAACCTAAACAAATAATATGAAAAATAAAGGTTTCACATTAATTGAATTGGTGGTGGTTATTGCTATAATCGGACTTTTAGCCTCTGTAGTATTAGTTGCCCTAAACTCGGCTAGGAATAAATCTGCTTTTAAAGAAAACCCTAGAAAGTTTTGTAGAGAACACAAAGAGCATGAATTGTGTTTTAGTAAAGTTAATTAGTAAATAAAATATATGCCATTCATAGAACACACACCAGCAGAAATACCTTGTTTAAGTCCTGAACATAACCCTCCGACCCATATTGTGTTAGCACCTGGACACCACACTTACGAATGTCCCTCTTGTGGAAAGATAACGGGTTTTGAAGTGCCTTTAATTTATTGCTAACCCCCTCTAACTAAAGGAGATAAACTATGACACTAAAAGAAATAGAGCAGGAGTTTAAAGAAAAGATTGTAAAACATAGCTGGGTATTCCAAGACCCTAATGGGACAGACAAACAGTTGGAATATATACAAATATTTTACCGCACCTCCCTAACTTCTCTCCTAGAAGAGTTAAAGATGGAGAAAAAAGAAGAAGTAGGTGTTTGGGCAGAACAGAATTTAAATTTTAGAGTAGGTTATAATGAAGCAGTCCGTGAGTTAAATAAACGAATTAATAAGATACTAAAATGAAATTTATACTTTGGACATTAGTTTGGTTAGGGCTTACAGAGGTACAGACGTGGAGGATATCTAAATACCGGGGTGTAGATTATTTTGATAAACACCCTATGGTTGTTCTTGCTACATTTGCGGTAGAAACGTTCTTGTGGATATATCTATACATTAAATTTGTTAATTAATAAGATACTAGAATGAAAACCTTTATCTATTTGTCGGCATTGATGTTTTGGGGTGCGGTATTTGTTTTTGCTAGTAGTCTGAAAGACTACTTAAACAGTTGGGCATATGCATTCTGTACACTTATAGCTGTAATAGCTTTTGTGCTTTTAATAGGCGTATGGGTCTCGTATTTTACCAGAGGAAAGACTTGGAAATAAGTAAATTATAAGGTTTATTTGTGGAGGGTGATTACGGATTCGTTCACAGTGCCGTATGAGCCTGAAGTGTGAATGGGCAGAGCTTCGGCTCTCTCCATAAGTAAATCTTTAACTAAAGAAAATATGAGAACAAGAAAAGAAATTGAGAGTAATGTGATGAAATTTAAGAGTAGATTTTATGCTACTAAAAATTTAGAACAATTTGCTGTAATTATGGAAGTTCTTTTAGATATTAGAGATTTATTGAATAAGGAGGAGAAAATATGACCGCCCTAACAACAACAGACTTAGATATACTAATTGACAAACTAATAAAAGACATAACCAAAGTTGGCTTTATGAGCAAGAGTGAAGCTCGTCGCAGGATAATGGAGATTTATCAAATGGGACGAGAAGATGAAGCGGTTGATATTCAGAAAGATTTAAAAGATTGGTTTAAAAACGGAACTATGGACATAGAAGACAAAATTAATGAACTTGGGAGATGAAGAAACTAAAAACAATAAGCCAGTTAAAAAAGCAAGCAGATAAAGTTTTCTCTAAATGGATTCGGGAGAGGGAAAAACGCTGTTATACTTGTGATTCTACTTCTAACTTACAGGCGGGGCATTTTGTTAGCCGTTCTTATCTCGCTTTACGGTACTCGCCAGATAATGTTCACACACAATGTGTGAGCTGTAATGTATTTAGAAACGGCAATATGACAGTTTACGCATTCCGTCTTGTAGAACAGTACGGTGTTTATATTTTAAAAGAATTTGAGCGAACTAAAAGGAACAAGCTTACAAATGCACGAAAATTTTATGAAGATATAATTACTAAGTATAGTAATGGGGTTGATGTATGGAAACAGAAGAAATAATAAAAAAGTATGCTTGATGAACTTTTAAAAAAAGCTGGCAACTTACATTTAATTGCTTCTTCTCGTGAAGCTATGGACGTACTTTCACAGCTTAACCACGAACTAGCCAAATTAAGACTGGAAGCAAACGAGGCTGAACTTCGCTCGGATTTATATTTAAACCAGCTTTTAAAAGAAAACAAAGGCGTGGAACTCCAAAAATCTAACTGGAAAGTTAGCGAACCTTACAAAGAATGGAAGAATAAGCAAGGTATTTTAAGCGATATTCGCGCGGTGCGCAGAAACCTAGAATCCCATAAGGAACTTTTACTAAGCCAAGAAAAGTATTTACCACAGAGTTATAAACATGTAATAGAATGACCCAACGCCAAAAGATAATTGAATTATGCAAAGACGAAGCGTGGCATTGCCAAAATGAGTTCCGTGCTTTATATGCTTTTAGCCCGCACAAAAGACGTTCTGAAATAGAAGCTATGGGTGATTATAAATTTATCCCCCGCAAATGTGAACACGGAGTAAGGGGACAGAAAGACTACCGAATGGTTAGTATAAAAGAAAGTTTAAATAATTTTTGCTGTATTTCTAACACTCAAGGTAAACCCCACGATTCTTACTGTAAGATTTTGCAAACGATTAACCAGCCAGCTAAAAGCTTGTTCTAATGAAAGACGGAATCTTTTTTAGTGAAGTTATGCCCTTTTATGATAAAGATGTTAAGTTTGTGAGGTGGTATAAGCAGGACAATTGGGCTATTCGTATCAATGGTAGGAATTATTATGGTGCTAAACGAGAGGAAGACATTTATGAAAATTTACCTAGATAGTGCAAATTTAGAGGCTATTGCAAAATATAAAGGATTGGTAGATGGGATAACAACGAATCCTTTAATTATGGCAAAAGAAGGGAAAAAACAAGAAGAACATTTGCCAAAGATTTGTTCCTTAGTCCCGACTCTTCCAGTAAGCGCAGAAGTAGTGTATGCTATTTCTACAGAACAAATTTGTGATGAAGCACGAATTTTAGCGGGGTTAGCGTCTAATATTATTGTTAAAATACCAGGGAATATGGCTGGGCTAATGGCTATTAGAATTTTAAAAAGTGAAATGAAACTTAATATAACAGGGTTAATGACTTTTAAACAACTGGCTTTTGCTTCGCTTTTAGGAGCGGATTATGTAAGCCAGTTTTTTTGTAGGGCTAAAGACGCTGGGATTGATTCTGTTAGAGAAATTAATTTAGGGAAACTGAAAGCAAAGATAATTGTAGGTTCTTTACGGACACCAAAAGATGTAGAAGAAGCACTTTTAACCAATGCGGATATTTTAACAATTAATCCTGATTTATTGGAAAAGAGTTTTACTCATTTAAAGACGCAAGCGAGTATAGATGAATTCACCAAAGCGTATGAAGCTTAAAATTGGTTTGACAGCGGGTGCCTTTGATTTTGTTCATGCGGGGCATTGCTTGCATTTTGAGGAGTGTAAACAACATTGTGATTACCTAATTGTCGCATTACAGACAGACCCTAGTATTGATAGGAAAGAAAAAAACCAGCCAATAATGAATCCAGGCGAGAGGTACCTAATGTTAAGGGCAAATAAATGGGTAGATGCCGTGTTAATTTATCAGACCGAAGAAGAACTTAAACTTTTAGACTTGTGGTTGCCAGATGTGCGTTTTGTAGGAGCAGACCACAAAGGAGAAACCCGAAACCCCACTAAAGCTAAGATAGTTTATACTTCTAGGAATCATGATTATTCTTCAACTAATATAAGAAAAAAATGCCAACAAAAACACCCTACAGAATCCCCTTGGGAGGAGGAGGAACAGACTTACCAGAGTTCTATGAGAAATACGGCGGGTTCTGCTGGGGAGCTACGATTGATAGATACGTTTGGATAGATAAAAAAGAAGAGGGGGTATTTGAGTATTCTGTTAAAAGCGACTTACCGATAGGAAGCGGAATGGGCGGAAGTGGAGCTTATAAAGTAGGGAGACTGTTAGCAGACAATCCAACAGCAATTCCTAAATGGTTAGCAGAACACGCAGACGAAAAAGGCAAACAAGACCAGTATTTAGCGGCTTATGGGGGATTTATAGCTTTAGAAATAAACAAGCAAGGAAAGGTTAAGGTTGAGAGATTAAAGTTTAAACAAGATTTAATTGACGAACTTAACTCTAAGTTAATGCTTCAATGGACAGGACTAACCCACGATACAAAGATTCAGCAAGAAAAAGGATTAGACTTAAACGGTATGCTCAAGATAAAAGAAATTGGGCAGACGATGCTAAGCGAAATGAAATCGGGAAACATAAAGAATTTTGGGACTTTGATGAACGAACATTGGACCATAAAGAGGATGATGAATGGGATGACGAATAAAGAATTAGACGAAATTTACGAAGAAGGTTTAAAAACAGGTGCAGAAGGGGGGAAGTTGTTAGGAAGCGGCGGTGGTGGGTTCTTTCTTTTTTATGGTGATGTAGAATCAAATTTTAAATTTACTTTTAAGGGAAGCGAATATGTGGGCTGACGAAATAAAATATATAGTTGACAATTTAAATTGGGTACAGGTAGATAGATTAAGAGATTTAATCAAGAGTTGTGATAGGTTGTTTATTCTTGGGGTGGGGGGGAGTGCGGCTAATGCTTCCCATGCTGTAAATGATTTTAGGAAAATAATGGGTAAAGAAACTTATAGTCCAGTAGATAATGTAGCTGAGTTGACTGCTTATACTAATGATGTAGGTTGGGATTATGTGTTTAATTTGTGGTTAGATACAAGTAGATTAAATAGTAAAGATATGGTTTTGATTTTGAGTGTGAATGGCGGGACTGAAAAGGTAAGCAAAAATTTAGTAAACGCAATAGATTTTGCCAAAGAACGGGGAGCAAAGATAGGGGGGATTACTGGGTATGAAGGTGGTTATACTTTTGTCAACGCTGATGTTTGTGTACGAGTACCAGAGGTTAAAGGAATGATTACTCCATATACAGAGAGTTTTCAAACATTAATTTTACATTTAATATGCAAATAACCGCAGAAGAGTTTATTAGGGTAGCAAATAACTTTTATACCCAAAATAATCTTGGGGTAGATATAAATAGGTATAATTTAGATATTAACCTCTATAATTTTTTAAACGGTAATTTAGGGAAACTTCCTAAAAAGAGAGTAGCTTTTTGTTGTATTTGTTTGAATCCTCCGTATTGGGAGTTTATAAAGCCTATGATTGACGGAGCGAAGCAATACTTCCTTCCAGGACACAATGTAGATTATTTTTTGTGGACAGATATGCCTGCTGAAAAGAAAGTCATCCCAACTAAAAAGACAGAACAGAATGCTTATGCAGACGGTTTTAACGAAGCGGTAGAGATAATAGAACACCCAACAGCGTTTGGGGCGAGACTCTTCCCCACAGAACCCCAACCTTGGCCGCTTCCTACTTTAATGAGATACCACTTGTTTTTACAGCAAGAAGAAGTTCTACAAGACTATGATTACATTTTTTACTGTGATGTAGATATGCAATTTGTGAATATTGTAGGAGATGAGATTCTTGGTACAGGGCTTACTGCTGCTCCACACCCAGGGTATTACCTTAGAAAAGAGCTCTACCCTCCTTACGAGCCAAATAAGGATTCTCAAGCTTACATAAACCGACCTGGACTAGTGATAAATGACGGTGGCAAGCCAAGATTTATGCCAATGTATTTTGCTGGCGGGTTTCAGGGAGGAACGAGTGTGGAATGGTTTAAAGCTATGCGGGCGATGAAAGACATTGTAGACCGAGATATGGCACACGGATACACGCCAATTTGGAATGACGAGACGGTATGGAACAAGTATCTTGAGAAAACCCCACAAGACTTAATCTTCTTAACTCCTTCTTACATCTATCCTGATTCTTTGATTAAAGAATATTACGAACCGATAGTGTGGGGTTGTTCTTTTCCACCTAAACTTATAACTTTAACCAAAGCTTTTTCTGTTTCCAAAGAGGGCGGGAAAGCAGTAGCTAAGATGATACAAAAATGATAATAATAATTTGGTCAATTTTTATTTTGTTAATAGCAAGTGTCCCTATTAGTTTTTATTTTTCAACCATTTATGAATGGAAGACTAATAAAAAATGGCGGTTTTATGATTCAAATTATAAATCTTTGGGTTATGATTATCTAAATAAATTGGTTGAAAAAGCTATTAAAGAATTATGATTTCTATAATAATACCAGTTTACAATCAAGCAGAATATTTAGCAGAAGCGATTGAATCGGCCTTAATTCAGTACGAAAGTGAGATTATTGTTGTAGATGATGGAAGTACAGACAGTTCTTGGGCAATTGCTAAAAAGTATGCTGACATAACTAGGGGTTTAGTTAAAGTAATAAAGCAAGTAAACAAAGGTTTGGCTAGTGCGAGAAATACTGGGATTATGAACGCAAGCGGAGAATATTGCCTATTTTTAGACGCTGATGATGTTTTGTTAAAAAATTGTAGTTATCATATTAGAAAAGTTATAGAAATTAATTCGCCAGATATTGTCGCTCCTTCTTTTAAGGAATTCGGACTTGGAAACCGAGAAGTAATACTAGGAAATCCGACTTTAGAAGATTTTAAAACAGGAAATAGGCTTGGCTATTGTGCCGCAATAAGACGTTCCGCTTTGCTAGAGATTGGCGGCTATTCTCCCAAAATGGTGGAAGGTTATGAAGACCTTCATTTGTGGGTGAATTTGCTAACTAGAGGATATAAGTTATATACAATACCAGAAGTTTTATGGATGTACCGAATTAAAAGTCAGAGTATGTATACAAAAGCAATTCAGTATCATAAGAAGCTTTTAGGACAAATTAATAAAGACTTCCCCGAAGTCGGATTGGATTTTTAATGAATTTTGTACAAAAACATTTTGGTAGATTAGGGAATTCACTTTTTCAGTATGCTTATATTTATTCTCAGTTTAGAGATGGTGCGATACCGGATATCTTTGTCCAAGACCCTAAGTATTTTGATAAGTATGGAAGCGAGATAAGGCAATTGTTTGGAGATGGAATTGGTAATGATGAGCGAGTAGCAATTCATGTTAGACGTGGAGATTATGTTGGAAATTCGTTTTATGTAGACTTAACCAAGACTACTTACTATGCAGATGCTATTTCACAATTTCCTAATGAAAAGTTTGTGGTGTTTAGTGATGATATAGAGTTCTGTAAAAAGTATTTTGATAGTAGATTTGAGTTTTCAGAAGGGAAAACAGTAGAAGAAGACTTAAAGGCAATGGCTTCTTGTAAAGGAATGATAATGGCTAATTCGTCTTTAAGTTGGTGGGGCGGTTTTCTAGGTAATCCAAATAAGAAAGTCGTTTATCCGAAAGAATGGTTTTCTGATAAAATTCAACGAGTCGGATTTTTAAAGGAGTGGTATGCGATTTAGTATAGTAGTCCCAATATACAAAGGAATAAAAAACTGGCAACCACTTTTGAATAGGTGCTTAGAGTCTATACATAACCAAACTTTTTCTGATTATGAAATTGTCGCAGTAGAAGAAGGTAATTGGGCGCAAAATCATAATGCCGGTATAAGAAAAAGTAAAGGCGAATTAATAAAATTTTTACACCAAGATGATTATTTTACAAATAAATATTCTTTACAACACATAGAAGATAATTTTAAAACAGGTTGGTTGATAACAGGGTCTTCCAACAACCCTCATCCTTATTGGACAGATGATATTTGGAAAGGAAATAATAAATTAGGCGCACCAAGTTGCTTAACCATAGAAAATGGAAATAAAGAGCCTATATATTTTGGGGATTTGTCTTGGATGGTGGACTGTGATTTTTATATGCAATTATTCAATAGATATGGCAAACCACAAATTTTAGATGAAGTAAATGTAAATATAGGAATTCATGACGAACAAGCCACTAATTTAATTTCTAATGAAGTAAAATTAAAAGAACACCAAATATTATATGAAAAATATAGCGGTGCTAAAACCAACAATTGACGAGAAAACCAAACAAGAGTTATTAGAAGTTTTAGATAGCGGGTGGTGGGGAAATGGCCCGAAAGTCTTGGAATTTGAACGGGAGTTTGCGAAAAAAGTTGGTTCTAAGTACGCAGTTGCGGTCAATTCTGCAACTTCAGCGTTAGATTTGTGCTTGAAAGTTTACGGAATTAAAGGCGGCGAGTTGATAACAACCCCAATGACTTTTGTTTCTGATGCGGTGGTTGCAGAATGGAACGGAATGAAGTGTACTTTTGCAGATATTAAAGCTGATGACCTTTGTATAGACCCTAAAGCAATTAAAATTACACCTAAAACAAAAGCGATAATCGCAGTAGATTCACATGGCAGATTGGCGGATTATGAAGGAATAAGAAAAAAGATTGGAAAACGTAAGGTACTTTTAATTCAAGACGCAGCCCACGCTTGCTACACACCTGGGGCGGGTAAAGGCGGAGATATAGCAGTTTGGAGCTTTCAAGCGGTTAAAAGTCTTCCGACAGGTGATGGAGGGATGATTACAACCAATGACGAACAGATGGTCAAAAAGTTAAAAGGTATGATTTGGGTTGGAGTTGAAAAAAGTACCTTTGACCGAGTTGGAAAATCATATACTTGGGATTACGACATAAAACACGGTGGACAAAAAAGTTACATGACTGATTTAACTGCTGTGATAGGGTTAGGTAATTTAAGACGAATAGACAAGCTGACTGCTAGGAGAAGAGAAATACAAGCTAAGTATAATGAAGCTTTTAAGGGCAAGAATTGGTTTTTTAAATTAAAAGATTCGCATACAGTTCAGTATTATACACAATGTTTTAAGGAACGAGACCAATTAGGCGAGTATTTAGGCAAAAAAGGTATTACTACCAGTGTACATTTTAAGCCTTTATCTGAGATGACTTATTATCGCAAGTGTGTTAGAAATCCGTTGCCTATAACAAATAAGATTTGGATAAGATTGCTTTCTTTGCCTTGCCATAATGCTTTAACTAATAGGGAGGTAGAGTATATTATTAAAAGTGTCTACGAATTTTATGATATTAATGACAGGGGGTAGTGGACTTTTAGGGCGGAATTTAAAAATAAAAGCGGACAGACCTACACATGAGGAAATGGACATAACTGAACCGATAGAACGATTAAATTTTGATTTGATTATTCATTGCGCAGCTTATACTAAAGTACAAGAAGCTGAGGTACAAAAGAAAGAATGTTTTGATGTAAATGTAAATGGTACTTTAAATCTTTTGTTAGCTTATCCTAATACCCCAATAGTTTATATTTCGTCTGAATACGCAGGAAAGCCGACTAATTTTTATGCTCTTACTAAAAAATTAGCAGAAGAATTAGTAGAAACGCATTCAAATTATTTGATTATTCGTACTCTTTTTAAAGCTACTCCTTGGCAATTTGAAAAGGCTTTTATAGACCAATGGACTATGGGCGATTCAGTTGATATAATAGCACCTTTGATTGAAAAAGAGATTAATGATTGGAGTGGTGTAGGGAAAAGGATGATTTATGTTGGTACAGGTAGAAAGCGTATTTACGATATTGCAGTTAAAACTAAGCCTGATGTAATTCCTAATTCAATTAAAGATATGAAAGTGCCTATCCCAAACGACTATGCTTAAGCTTCCGCAGATTACTCTTTGTGCTTTTGGTTCAGAAAAGTACAAAGGGCAACAACAACGCCAACTAGAGTACTCGTCAGCCCGGATTGAGTTTGGAGATGTGAAGAATATTATTGTCCCGACAAACACGATAGACGAATGGAATAAGGCGGTAGTGTTTGATTTAGGGGATTATATTAAAACTGATTTCGCTTTGTTTGTTCATCCTGACGGCGGTGTAGCTGAACCTGATATGTGGCGACAGAAGTGGTTAGAGTATGACTTTATAGGTGCGCCTTTCCCTTTACCGACAGATAATTTTAGCTACCGAGATATAAATGGTGTGGTGCAGAGAGTAGGGAACTCTGTGAGTTTAAGAAGCAAGAAGTTAATGCAACTACCAAAGAAGATAGGAATGGAATGGCGAGATTGGTATGGTTATTTTAATGAAGACGGTTATATAAGCGTGAACATGAGGCACGTATTTGAAGAAAACGGTTGCAGGTTCGCTCCCTTAGAGGAGGCTGTATATTTTGGACGGGAGAATGAAGTCCCTGAGAACTATCAGATACCAAGAACATTTATGTACCATAAAACTATGGGAAGGAATCGGATTTTTCCGAACTTTGAGATATGATTGTAATAGAATCAACAGACATACATGAACACTTAGGCACACTTGCTAAGTTGAGCGAGGAGTGTTCGCATATAACAGAAATGGGAGTTAGAAACTGTGTATCTACTTGGGCTTTTTTAGAGGGATTAGCTAAAACAAAAGGTAAGTTAGTGAGTATAGATATAGTTAATCCGCCTGAGGAAAACTTACAAGCGGTTAAGGATACGGCTAAAAAATTAGAAATTGATTTTGAGTTTAGATTAGGAGATACAACTAAGATTGAGATTGAAGAAACCGATTTACTTTTTATAGATACTGACCATACAACAGAACACCTTAAAAAAGAATTTAGACTTCATGCACATAAAGCAAAAAAGTATATTGTATTACATGACACAGAGAGTGCTAAAGAACTCTGGGTAGCGATTGGGTATTTACTAAAAGTAGGAGCATGGAAAGTTAAACAACATTATCAAAATAACAACGGTTTAACCGTTTTGGAGAGAATATGAAAATTTTAGTTACAGGCGGAGCTGGGTATATCGGTGCACACTTTGTTAATCAAGCTCGTAAAAGAGGGCATAAAATTGCGGTAGTAGATAATTTTTCTCAGACTCTAAGGAACAGAATTAAGGATAAGAACGTGCGTTACTATCCTGCAGACATTAGGGACAAGAAACTTTTTAAGGTATTTAATAATTTCCAACCAGATGTAGTTGACCATTTTGCTGCAATAGCGAATGTAGCTCCTTCTTTGTCTGACCCTGCTAAGTATTATGATGTGAATATTTTAGGCAGTTTAAATGTTTTAGACTGCATGCGAGCGGTGGATTGTAACAAGATTATATTCTCTTCAACAGCGGCAATTTACAAGCATACACCAGACCCTTTAACCGAGGATTCAGAAAAGAACCCTGACAACCCTTATGGATTTAGTAAGATGGTAATTGAACAAGTGCTTAAAGACTACCACCGAGCTTATGGGATTAATTCAATTTCGTTCCGTCCTTTCTGTGCAAGCGGGGTAGACGAGAATTTAGAAGTGGGTTGTTATCATAATCCTGAAACCCAGTTAGTAACGAACTTAGTCAAGACGTTTTTAGGGCAACAGCCAATATTTGAAGCTTATGGGAATACACATCCTACTCCTGACGGCACGGCAATAAGAGACTATGTCCACGTAAACGACTTAGCTGAAGCCCACTTGCTTGCACTTGAACACTTAGACGGTTGCAAGGTTTATAACTTGGGAATGAATAAAGGTTATTCGTTAATGGAAATGATAACGACTGCGGAAAGACTGTTAAACCAGAAACTTAACTACAAGTTTATGCCTCAAAGACCAAGCGACCCTTATAGATTAGTTGGAGATTCTGGTAAAGCTGAACGAGAGCTTGGTTGGAAGCCTAAGAGAACTATTGAGGATATAATAATGACTGATTACAATTTCTTTAAAAGTTTATGAAAAAAATACCATTAAGTCAGCAAGGGAAAAACAAGGACAAGCATTTTGCTTTGGTGGATGATGAAGATTTTGATAAGGTGAATAAGTTTAGATGGTCAATCACAAATAATGGGTATGCTTTAAAAAAAAGCGGTACAAGGCAAATGCATCGTTTAATTCTAAATACTCCTAAAGGGAAAGATACTGACCATATTAATGGCAATAAACTTGACAATAGACGTGAAAATTTGAGAGTGGTAACTCGTTCAGAGAACAATGCAAATCAAAAAATAAATAAAAACAATACTTCAGGCTATAAGGGTGTTAGTTGGAATAGAAATTTACAGTATTGGACAGCTAATATTAAAGTTAATAGGAAGCATTTTGTTAAATATTTTAAGACTAAGAGGGAAGCTGCCATTGGTTATAATAAAATGATGATAAAAAACTTTGGTGAATTTGCATTATTAAATAAGATTGTATGATTTTTGGGCTTATTCATTCGGGAAGTGGGTTGGGAGATTCTTTGTTTACCTATATCACAGTTCGGACAAGAGCTTTGGATTTAGGTGTACCTTTTGGTTTTATTGGAAAAGAATACTTTAAAGGAAATAGTTTCTTAAATCTTGATTGGGGAGAAGATGTTTCTTTTAAACATCATATAGAACAGGGAACAGGTAAATTGATTATTGACGAACCTCATAATTTAATTGAGTTAAATACGCCTTATTTTAATCCAGAATTCTTTTTTATTGAAGACGGAACTGTAATAGACGCTACTTGTGCTCAGGATGAGAAGTATTGGGGGCATAGGTTAAATGAGATAAGGGAATGGCTAAAGGTTGAACCTTTGGAGATGCCTGATGATTTATGTGTAATTAATTTTAGAGGTGGGGAATTTGCGACCGTGTCTGAATTGTTTTTGCCTAAAGAATATTGGAATGAAGCTATTGATTTAATTCATACTAAATTACCTATAAGATATATTCCCACTTTTGAAATACATACTGATGACCCAGAATTAGCAAAGAAGTTAATATATTTACCAGCCCAAAATTATGAAGTAATTAAAGACATAGCTTTAAATTGGCGTTCAGTTAGATATGCTAGACACTTAATTCTTTCTAATTCAGCGTTTGGGATTCTCCCAATGTTATTGAACGAAAACTTAAAAGAAGCTATTTGTCCACGTTATTGGGCAAGAAGAAACACCAAGACCTGGAGTATGCCATCTAATTTTTACAAGCGTAGTAATATAATTTATATATGAAATGGGTTTTAGTAAATTATAATTATACGCCGAAGTGGTTAGGTGATTATGAGCCTAGTAATTTTGTAATTTATGACAGAAGCGATAATTATGAGTGGCTAAAAGCGTTTCCAAAAGAATATATAATAAATACAAAAAATATAGGGAATGCAGACTATGACCGTTTAACTTATTTGATTGATAACTACGACAATTTACCCGATGTATTTTTGTTAGCTAAGTCTAATTTACTGAATTATATAACTAAAGAAGAGTTTGATTTAGTTAAGGATAACAAGGTTTTCACTCCACTTTTAACCCAAGGACACAAGGTTTATGAACCAATATGTCGATATGTGGATGGAATGTTTGAAGAGTTGAATAATAGTTGGTATGCTCCACAGTTTGAAAGTAAGTTTAAAACATATAATGACTGGGCTGATTATATGGGACTTCCGAAACCAGAATATTTAGTTTTCGCTCCAGGTGGGAATTATATTTTAACGCCAGAAACAGTACATAAACATCCTAAAGAGTTTTATATTAAAATGCGTGATACTTTAGAACACGCCGTTCTACCTGCAGAAGCACATTATGTAGAAAGGAGCTTGTATACTTTATGGAAATAATAGGCAATGGACATTTAGCTAAAACAATAAGAGAGAGTATTGAACAGCTTGGACTTGCGGGGAATGCTGTGATAATTGCCATAGACACTCCAATAAACACAGACTTTAGCGTGGATTTAGAGGAGATTGAGGGAGCTTTAGTTAAGGCAAGACAGAATGACAGTTTAGTGATTATAATGAGTCCAATCCCTGTAAGTTATTTAAAAACAGCCCGTAAAGTGTTAGGTAGGGATTTTGTTTACAACCCTGAGAATTTACGGATAGCAGAGGGTGTTGAGTTGTTTATAAACGCAGACAGACAGATAATCGGTTGTTCTAAAAAGTTGAAACCTCAAATGGAAGATTTCTACAAATGGTACAAAGGGGATTTATTGTTTATGTCTTTAGAGAGTGCGGCGATGGTTAAGCATGCAACAAACGGATTCCTTGCAATGTCTATTGGATATGCTAACAAGATAGCTAAAAACTGTGAAGATGTGGGGGCTGAGTATGAGGATGTAGTAAAAGGAATAAAGAGTGACAGTAGAATAGGGCAGAAAGCCTACCTTATTCCCGGACAGCCTAGTAAGCATTTATTAAGAGATTTAAAAATACTGGAGTCTTTATGATTATTGTAATAGGCGGTGGTGGAATAGGGACAGCAATACATGAAGCATTGGGAGGTGTTCTTTTTGAACATAGCCAATTAGATGTAACAAAAGTTCAGGAAATAGAGGGTATACAAAATGGTGATATTGTTATAAACTGTGCTGGTATTTATGGGTGTATTGGTAAGTTTCATACAAATGACCTAAAAGAATGGCACAAAACTATAAACGTAAATTTGTTAGGGACTGTGAATGTATGCCACGCAGTCTTAAAGCGAATGAAGAAAGGTAAGATAATAAACATGAGTGGTGGAGGGGCGTTCTATCCAAGGCCACGCTTTAGTGCTTATGCTACAAGCAAAGCGGGAGTGGTGAGGTTCACCGAAACGATAGCCAAAGAATACCCTAATGTTCAGATTAACTGTATAGCCCCTGGGTTTATACGAACTAAAATGACTAAAAATATACAGAAGGGCAGAAAGAGCCAGAGTATGGACAAAGTAATACAAGCGGTAAAATTGATTTTAAATTCAAAAATAACAGGTAAGGTGATAGTAGCTCAAACTTTATGATATACGATACATTTTTGTTTAATGGTGAGCTGGATATACTTGAGATTAGACTCCACGTTCTTGACAAAGTGGTAGATAAGTTTGTTATCTGTGAAGCTAGGCAGTATTTTAGTGGCGTGCCACATGACTCTTATTACCTAGCGAACAAAGACAGGTTTAAACAATGGGAAGATAAGATAATACATTTCCAGTTTAATTTACTAGAAGACCAAGAGATAGTTGAACAAGCTAAGAATTCGCCCAATACAAGCCATGGCAACCCTTACTGGATGAAAGTATATTACGCAATGGAAATGATGCGAAAACCTCTTGAGGCGGTATGTAAGGATGAGGATATTGTGTTTATAAGCGATTGTGATGAAATATGGAATCGTAGAATAAGTAAGATTATCCACGATGATAGGGTGTGGGGATTAAAACAATTAGTTTACTACTATCAGTTAAACAACAGGTGTTCAGAAGAATGGGTAGGGAGTGTTTGTACAACTTATAAACGGCTTAAAAGTGAAAAGATTAATGATATAAAGCAAAAAGGTGAAGTAAGTCTGCCTAATGGTGGCTGGCACTTTACTTATCAAGGTGGAGAAGAAGGAATTAAACATAAAGTAAAGAGTACCCGTACAATAGGCGAACAAGACCAGACAGATAGTTATTATGGTACTCCAACTGAGTTAATAATTGAAAACGCTAAGAATAATAGGGATATATTTGCTGGTAGATTCGGCGGTAGAGATTTTAAATTTTGGACAGATGAGAGTGATTGGCCTGAATATTTAAAGAAAAATAGACAAAAATACCTAAATATGCTATTATAGAACATATGATGTCAATGACTTACAGCTATTCTTGGGATAATAGCTTAGATGGACAATTTCAGATTGTCGGTCATGTCAATGGCTTACCAATTATCGTGTGGAAGAAACCGCAAGCCGAAGAAATGCCAAATAATTTAATAAAAGCAATCTTAACTTATGAAATACAAAAAGCATAAGTTAGTTGGGCATTCGGACACAGATTTAAAGAATAGCTGGTATTGGAATGTTTTATTAAATAACATGGGAACGTGGGCAAAAGCTAAAAAAGC